GTTTGCTGAACGTGTTACACACGTCATGCGTAAGACTAAGAACGAAGTTAAAAAGTTACAATCTGTAGGATTCTACCTAGACACAGACTTAGGTGATCCAGTCGCGTACCACTCTGATCTTGAAGAGAAAAAGGCAGAAGAAGGGGGCTACTCTTTAACAGACGACGACCGATATACTCTGTATGAAATACACGCTGACCTCGTGATTGAGGGAATAGATGACGATGACGGCATTGCTCGCCCGTATGTTGTCACCATGGAGCGTGGCAGTGGCGAAGTGTTGGCGATCCGTAGAAACTACGAGGAGGATGACCCACTCACCCTCAAACGCCAACACTTCGTACACTACAATTATGTGCCGGGATTTGGCTTTTATGGCCTTGGATTGATCCACATTATCGGTGGGTACGCCCGTGCTGGAACTTCTTTGATACGTCAGCTTGTTGACGCTGGTACGCTCTCCAATCTCCCGGGAGGGTTAAAGTCCCGTGGACTACGTATCAAGGGGGACGATACACCTATAGAACCCGGAGAGTGGAAAGATGTTGACGTGCCATCAGGCAGCATACGCGACAACATTATGCCCCTACCGTACAAAGAACCTAGCCAGACCCTTCTCGCACTTCTGAATACTATAACTACAGAAGGTAGACGGCTAGGTGCCATCAGTGACATGAACATCTCGGACATGTCGGCTAACGCCCCTGTAGGCACCACACTGGCCCTGTTAGAGCGTACGCTAAAGCCTATGGCTGCGGTCCAAGCACGGGTCCACTACGCTATGAAGCAGGAGTTTAAGCTACTCAAGGCTATCATGGCTGAGTATGCCCCCACAGAGTACGCGTACCAGCCTGCAAGGGGTGAAGTTACTGCCAAGCGCTCCGACTACCTAATGGTTGATGTGATCCCTGTGAGCGACCCCAATAGCTCTACAATGGCACAACGGGTTGTACAGTACCAAGCTGTACTGCAGATGTCACAGCAAGCACCGCAGATATACGACTTGCCACAGCTACACAGACAGATGATTGAAGTGTTGGGCGTTAAGAACGCAGATAAACTCGTACCGACAAAAGACGATGCAGTACCTGTAGACCCAATCAGCGAAAATATGGCCGCGTTGATAGGCAAGCCGATGAAGGCGTTTATCTACCAAGACCACGAAGCGCACATAGCAACGCATACATCGTTCATGCAAGACCCTATGATGGCACAGATGATAGGGCAGAACCCACAAGCCAAACAGATCATGGCCTCACTACAGGCACACATTGCCGAACACCTTGGGTTCTCGTACCGCAAACAGATCGAAGACAAGTTGGGTGTACCGCTACCTGCGCCTAACGAACCTTTGCCAGAAGAGATCGAAGTACAACTGTCACGGATGGTTGCTGACGCAGGTAAACAACTTACAGAGGCACACAAGAAGCAGTCAGCGCAACAGAAAGCACAGCAACAGCAAAAAGACCCAATCATTCAGATGAAACAAGCTGAGTTGCAGATCAAGCAAGCCGAAGAACAGCGTAAAGCTGCGAATGACCAAGTTGACCAGACTATTCGTAAAGAACAGCTTAAACTGCAGCAAGCCAAGGATGCTACGTCTGCCATGTTAGAGGCTGAGAAGGTCAAGATTCAACAGACCGAAGTAGCGATTGAAGCCGAAGAAAAAGGCGTCAAGCTAGAACAAACTGGTCGTACAGAACGCAACAAAATGAGTTTAGAAGTTGCACGTCTGCAGCAAGCGCAGCAGAAGTCTAGGGGAGATAATATCTAAACATGGCAAAAACCGTCTTTGACGTGCTGAACGATAAAATCGAGGGGGACATCTCCTCTGCAAGAGTTTTCTTAACCGGAGGGTCCGCAAAGGACTACGCTGGGTACAAGGAAGTTGTTGGCTTAATTCGGGGTCTCGAAGCCAGCAAATCACACATAGCAGACCTCTCGCGTAACTATATGGAAAATGACGATGGGAATTTCTAAAACGATGCAGCTCGAAGAGTTAGAACGAGAAGCAACGCAAAACACCAGCGACGAAGACTTTGAACTACAACTACCCAAACCCGTAGGCTACCGCCTATTAGTAGCCTTGCCCCAACCTGAAGACAAGTTTGAGGGAACAAATATCCTGAAAACGGAAAAAGCCAAACAGCTTGACCACGTAATGTCTATCATCGGCCTTGTTGTCGATATGGGCGCGCAAGCGTACGGCGACACCGAAAGGTTCCCAACGGGACCGTGGTGTAAAGAGGGCGACTACGTAATGTTTCGTATGAACTCTGGAACACGTTTCACTATTAGCGGCATAGAGTATCGGCTTATGAACGATGACTCGGTTGAAGCCGTTGTAGTTGATCCATCAGGTATTACGAGGGCGTAACATGGCATTTGAAAAAGTAGAGTACAGCTTTCCGCATGACGAGGAAGTTGACACTAAGATAGAAGTGGAAGATTCCGGTGCAATTGAAATCGACATTTCTGGCAAGAAAAGCAAAGACGACTTTGTGGAAGATGAACGACCTAAAGATAGACCTACACGCAAAGTTGATACTGATGACGTGGACTTGGAAATCGAGGTTGTTGATGATACGCCGAAGAAAGATCAAAATCGTAAACCGTCTGACCCACCAAATGACGTTACTGATGAAGAGTTGGAAGACTACTCTGAAAAAGTCCGTAAGCGCATACAGCACTTTAGTAAGGGCTACCATGACGAGCGTAGGGCTAAAGAAGAAGCCGTCCGACAGCAGCAAGAGTACGAGCGTGTTACTCAGCAGCTTATGGAAGAAAACAAAAAACTAAAGGGCAATGTTAACAAGAACCAGACTGCCCTGTTAGAACAAGCACGCAAAAATGCCGCCATTGAGACTGAGGCGGCTAAGAAGCGTTACAAAGAGGCTTACGAGTCTGGTGACTCTGATGCTGTGTTAGAAGCACAAGATACGCTAACGAATGTTAAGCTAAAGTCTGAAAGACTAGCAAACTTTAAAGTCCCTGCTTTACAGGAACCGGAAACCCCTGTAGAACAAAAAACAGAAACCGCCCCAGTTCAAGTTGATGTTCGGGCCACAAATTGGCAAAAAGTCAATACGTGGTTCGGTCCCGATGATGAGATGACGAGCCTAGCACTGGGGTTGCACGCAAAGCTTGTCAAACAGGGCGTAAGTCCGCAAAGCGATGAATACTACGAGACTATTGATACTCGTATGCGTCAAGTATTCCCCGGTAATTTCGAGGATGCTGAACCGAAGCGAAAGACACAAGTGGTAGCACCCGCATCGCGGAGCACAGCACCTAAGAAGGTGACGCTAACCAGAACTCAAGTGCAAATCGCAAAACGGTTAGGGCTGACACCCGAACAATACGCCAAACAGGTTGCAATAGACATGAGGAAAGCAAATGGCTGAAAATCGCATTGACCGCGAATTAAAGACCCGTGAAAAGACTGTACGCAAGAAGGCTTGGACGCGCCCAGAGACTTTACCGTCTCCTATTCCCCAAGACGGCTACAACTTTAGATGGATTCGCGTGAGTAATCAAGGCCAAGTAGACGCCACTAATGTCTCATCCAAACTACGTGAAGGTTGGGAGCCTGTACGAGCAGCAGATCATCCCGAAATTGCTATGGTTACTGTAGAACAAGAACGTTTTGCTGACAACGTAGTGATAGGTGGCTTGTTACTATGTAAAGCTCCATCTGAAATGGTCGAAGATCGCACCGACTATTTTCAACAACAGACGGACAGTCAAATGAACTCTGTTGATAACAACCTAATGCGTGAAAATGACCCTCGTATGCCGTTGTTTAATGATCGCAAGACCAAAGTGACATTCGGTAAAGGAACTTAACACTTAGGAGCTTAAAATGGCTTATCCTACCATAAATGCCCCCTACGGGCTAAAGCCTGTTGGCTTAGTCGGCGGCAGGTCTTATGCGGGTTCTACTCGTAAAATACCTATTGCCTCAAACTATGGCACAGGAATTTTCTACGGAGATGTTGTACAGTACACAAGTGACGGTACTGTTATTATCTCCACATTGCAGAACAATACTACAGCAGTTGCTGGTGTTATTGGTGTTTTTCTTGGATGTAGTTTTACTGACCCAAGCACAGGCCAAGTAACATTCAGACAGAACTACCCTGCAAGCACTGTAGCATCTGATATTGAAGCTATTGTTGTGGATGATCCCAACGTAATCTTCAAAGTTGTGAACGTTACGAACACAACTGCTAACGGCGCAACAACTGGACTCGCGCCTTTGGCGAAGTCTCGTGCCA